ACGTGTCAAAAACTAAAGCGCACATAAAAAGGAAAATGAAAGATGGAGATTGGTATCTTACTGCGAGCGAAGCGGTACAATTTGGATTTGCTGACGGAATAGATGATGGTAAATAATCAACAAAAATTACAAGACGCTTGGCTAGGTATAGAGGTAGATGAAAACTCTCTTTTTAATCCTATGGATTTTATTATGGAGGGCGCAGACAAGGATCAGCTAATTGAAAGAATAGCTTGGCTAATGATGCGTCCTGAATACTTCTCTTTCGCTTCTAAGTATGTTTTAAATATTGACTTAGCTCCTATGCAGTCATTATTATTGTATGAGATGTGGAATAGAAAGTTTCCAATGCTTATAGGCACTAGAGGTATGGGTAAGTCTTTCATACTTTCTGTTTACCCGCTTCTTCGTGCTTTATTCATGCCTAGAAGAAAAATTATTGTTGTTGGCGCTGCTTTCCGTCAATCAAAAGTTTTGTTTGAGTACATGGACACGATATGGAAGAATGCGCCTGTTTTAAGGGATCTGTGCGGCGCGAATAGCGGTCCTAGAAGAGATGTTGATAGATGTGTCATGCATATCAATCAAAGCACTATAACCTGTCTCCCGCTTGGTGACGGAAGCAAGATCAGGGGTCAACGTGCCAACGATATTATCGCTGATGAGTTTGCGTCTATACCTAGAGACATATTTGAAAATGTTGTGGCAGGTTTCGCTGCTGTGGCTGCATCTCCCATAGAAAAGGTAAAAGAAAGAGCAAAGAAAAAGAAGGCGGAAGAACTTGGCATATCTCTAGACACAGATGTAAATGCTCCACAAGACAAATCAAACCAAATCATTTTATCTGGTACGGCTTATTATGATTTTAATCATTTTGCTGATTATTGGAAAAGGTATAGGGCTATAGTAAACAGCGGTGGAGAAGAGTCTAAGCTTAAAGAAGTGTTTAATGGAGAAGTTCCTCAAGATTTTGATTGGAGAGAATACTCTGTTATGAGGATACCTGTAGACAAGCTTCCTGATGGATTTATGGATGCTGGTCAGGTGGGCAGAGCAAAAGCAACGATACACTCTGGTATATTCAATATGGAGTATGGCGCCTGCTTTACTACGGATAGTCAGGGTTTCTTTAAGAGAAGTTTGATAGAATCTTGTTGTACGTCTCCTACAAAGCCTATAAGCTTTCCCTCTGGAGAAGTTTCTTTTGAGGCTATGCTAAAAGGTAATCCAAAAAAACAATATGTGTTTGGAGTTGACCCAGCTTCTGAGATTGATAACTTCAGTATAGTTGTTATGGAGATAAATGAAGACCACAGAAGAATTGTGCATTGCTGGACAACAAACAGAAAGCAACATAAAGACAAGCTTAAATCTAAAATAGTAGATGAAGACGACTTCTACTCATACTGCGCTAAAAAGATACGTGACCTCATGAAAGTATTTCCTTGCGCTGAGATAGCGTTAGACGCTCAGGGTGGTGGTATAGCTGTCATGGAGGCTTTGCAGGACAGAGACAAGATCAGAGAGGGCGAGGTTCCTATATATCCAACTATAGAAGAGAAAGAAAAAGACACAGATCACAAAGCTGGTCTACACATATTAAAGTTGTGCCAGTTTGCAAAAGCTACTTGGTTAGCAGAAGCAAATCATGGACTAAGAAAAGATTTTGAAGATAGAATTGTTTTATTTCCGTTCTTTGATTCAGTGAGCATTGGACTTTCTATTGAAGACGATAAAATTGCAAACAGGAAGTATGACACTCTTGAAGACTGTGTTATGGAAATAGAAGAGCTTAAAGATGAGCTATCCATGATTGTGATGACTCAAACATCTACAGGTAGAGAAAAGTGGGATACTCCTGAGATAAAAGTTGCAGCAGGAAAAAAGAGCAGGCTAAGAAAAGACAGGTATTCATCGTTGATTATGGCTAATATGTCTGCTAGATCTTTGTCCATAGAAAAAGACGTTATAGAGTATGGCGCTATCGGTGGTTTTGCAAAGCAAGATAATACTGCTAAGTACGATAATGAAAAAATGTATTATGGTCCATCTTGGTTTTCAGATAAAGTGCAAGATATATACTAATTTGTGTATAATATAATATCAATCATATTAACAATACTATTGTCTGGAGATTAATGCAAATGACAAACGAAGACTCGCTTTATCGCACTTGGGACAGCGACTCGCAGAGACAAGAAGCTTACGCCCAAACTTCAGATAATGTAGAAGCTTATGATGGTGTTCAAAAGGCTCTGGCCTACGGAAGAAGAACTAGCTACATTGATATAGAGCCAAATCGCTCGGTTAGGACTTCGTTTCTTAGATCTGACTATGACAACTTTCGTCCCGGAGAATCTGTCTCTAATCGTCAGAAAAGAATAATCAAACAATGTATGCAGGCTTACGATAAGGTCGGAATTATCAGAAATGTTATTGATTTGATGAGCGACTTTGCTTCACAAGGCTTGGCTATTGTTCACCCTAACAAAACTATTGAAAAGTTTTATAGAAAGTGGTGGCAAGAGGTTGGAGGCGTAGATAGATCTGAGAGATTTTTAAATTATCTTTACAGAACTGGTAATGTTGTTGTGCGTAGGCGCACCGCTAGAATCAACAAACAACAAGAAAGAAATCTTAGAAACTCTTTGGCCGCAGATGTAAAAATTGAGCCACTAAAGTTTTTGAAAAGAGAAATACCTTGGTCTTATGATTTTCTAAATCCACTTGCTATTGATATTAAAAACAATGGATCTTACATAGTTGGCAAGCCAGAATTTTTGTTAAACATATCTAAAAATACATATGAGCAGTTGGTTAAGACTGACAATAATCCAAACACCATATTGAAAACTTTACCATTAGATATACAAAAGAGGCTACAAACAGGGGAAAGAAAAATACCTTTAGACTCTGATAATGTTCAAATGTACTACTATAAAAAGGACGATTGGCTACTTTGGGCAAACCCAATGATCTACGCCATCCTTGACGATATTATCATGCTAGAAAAGATGAAGCTTGCAGATATCGCTGCTCTGGATGGCGCTATATCAAATGTTAGATTGTGGACAGTTGGTGACTTGGATCACAAGATTATTCCAACTAAAGCTGCTATTAACAAGCTAAGAGATATTCTTGCTAGCAACGTTGGCGGCGGTACGATGGATTTGGTTTGGGGTCCAGAGCTTAAATTTACAGAGAGTCAATCTCAGGTTTACAGATTCTTGGGTTCTGAGAAATATCAGCCTGTTTTAACAAGTATCTATGCGGGACTTGGTATTCCTCCGACTTTGACTGGCGCTAGCAGTAGTGGCGGATATACAAACAATTACGTGTCGTTGAAAACGCTGATCGAAAGACTAGAATACGGTAGAGAGGTTCTTTCTCAGTTCTGGAGGCACGAAATTAAAATGGTGCAAAAAGCTATGGGATTCAGACTTCCTGCCGAGATACACTTTGATTCCATTGTACTTTCTGATGAAGCTGCTCAGAAAAAGCTTCTTATGGACCTTGCGGATAGAGATATTATATCGCAAGAAACGCTTCTTGAGAGATTCAGAGAAATACCTAGTATTGAAAGAGTCAGAGTAAGAAGAGAGGAAAGAGAAAGGACAAACGATGTCGCTGCTCCGAAGAAGGCTAGTCCGTACCATAATCCACAGCATAAACAGGACGTTGCTAAAATCGCCATGACAAAAGATGTTTTAGATAATGGCGAATATCTTGAGAGCTTAGGGCTTCCTCCAGTTTCTGTAGAAGAGCCTGTAAAAGAAGAAGTTAGAAAACTTCCTCTTGATAATGAAAACACAGAACCTGTAAACGAAAACGGTAGGCCAAAGTTTTCCAGAGATACTCAGAAACGAAAAGAGAAAAGGGTATTGCCAAGAAGTTCTGATGCTACAGCTAAAACTTTATGGGCTATGGAGGCTCAGGCAAAAATATCTGAAATAGTATCTCCCGTAGCCTTGGCGCATTTTGATAAAAAGAATGTCAGAAGTCTAAATAAAGCTGAAGTTGACCAGCTAGAACATCTGAAGCTTTGTATACTGACCGGAATGCAGCCATTTATGGAGATTGATGAAGCTGTAGTAAAACAGCTAATAGACAATAAAAGCAAGCCTTCTCAAGCATTTCATGATTTGGCTCAGGCTAAAAAGCAAGACTTTATAAAGAGTAATAAAAGAGATCCTAATACTTCTGAGATGAGATTTATATACTCTGCTACATTTGGTGAAATGTCTAATTTTTAGCAATAAATTCTATTATTGAAAAAATTTGTGTATAAGTTTTCGGAGGTATTTTTATGGAAATTTATAAAGCAGAAATAGAAGATGGTCTAGGCGACCTGTTATCATCTACCAATAGCGTAGCCTATTGCGGTGTTGCAAAGTGCTTTACCCCATCTACAGAAGAGCAAGAGTCCATGAAGCTTATAGCTTCTGAGGCTTCTGAAAATAAAGATCAAATAGATTTGTTTTATTTGGAATCCGTGTTGGTTAGCACAGGCTGGAATAAGAACGATGATGTATTTGATCCAAAAGAAACATTTGCGGCTAGAACAACCCCAGAAGACAAGCCTTTCAATTTCATGCATAATGAAAAAGATATTATAGGCCATATAACTGGTAATCGTGTTGTTGACTTTCAGGGCAACGCAATAGCCGAAGAAACAGAAAATCCTCCTACAGAATTTAATATATTGACTACCGCCGTCATTTATAAAGAGTGGAGCGATGTAGATCAAAGACAAAGAATACAAAAAATACTAGCAGAAATCGAAGAAGGCAAATGGTTCGTTTCTATGGAATGTCTATTTCCTAATTTTGATTACGCTTTAGTAGATAAGGATGGCGGTACTAGGGTTGTACCCAGAGAAGAAAGTTCCGCTTTTCTTACTAAACACCTAAGATCTTATGGTGGAAGTGGAAAGTACGAAGACTACAGAGTTGGCAGACTTCTGAGAAACTTATCGTTCTCTGGTAAAGGCTTAGTTTCAAAACCTGCTAATCCTCGTAGTGTAATATTGGAAGGAAATAGATTTTTCGATGAATCTGAGGCACAAATTTTAACTATATCTTCAATTAAGGAGAACGATATGTCAGATCTAGACAAGCAAATCGACGATTTGCGAACCGAGTTGGCAGAGGCTAAATCTGCTAATGAGGCTTTGAAAGAAAAAGTAGTCGCAGAGCAACAAGCAGAATTTGAGTCAAAGATTCAAGCGCTTGAAGCTACTATTGCAGAACAGGCTGAAGCCTTGGAAGCAAAAGAAGCTGTTGTTGCAGAGCAGGCTGAAGCCATCAAGAATGGCGAAAAAGATATGAAAGAGAAGATGGAAGAGCTTCGCAAAATGAAAAAGAAAGAAGCTAGAATGAAGCGTGAGGCACAGCTTCAAGATCTTGGTCTTGATACAGAAGAGGCTGAAGCTACTTTGGCTGAGTTTGAAGACGCTGATGACGATACTTTTGATAAGGTTGTTGCTGCTATGACAACCATGAAGAGAATGAGAGGCAAGCACACGCCTGAGCATAAAGAAGAAGAGAAAGCCGTCAAAAAAGATGAGGCTATCAAAAAAGA